TAGAGCCAGCGCACCATTTCTCCCACACTGCATTGCCGGCAGAAGGCACGTATGCAGTGCAGCTCCCTCGGGGATGCCGTCTTGAGTCCTCTCTGGGGTCGTCCCCACATCTTGCACGCCTTGTAGTCGTTCTTTCCGGTGCTTTTCCAGGAAGGGTCGACATAGACAACGATGCTCTCATAGTATTTCAGCTTGAGCATCCGTCTGTACTTGATCCACCTCTCCTGGAATACGGCTCCTTCGGTGATGGGATTGTTCATGTACTCCTTCTGGAAGGAGCGGTATCCCATGAATTCCTCGAGTCCCTTGAGGTATTCGGTTGTATATCTTTCGGGCCATGCGGGATTGCCGTTCTTGTCAAAGGCATTCACCGAGCTGGTATGTACCGTGCGACTGTCGATGATCCTCTGCAGCACGCTGTTCTTGCCGATCAGGTTGCCGACCATGACAAAGCGTCCTCCTTTTCCTCCGAAGCATCCGAAGAGGGCTTCCTTGATCCATTTGGTCATTTCCCGTACACGGGCCTCGCTGCGGCACATCTCGTCATCATCAAGGTCATCCACAACGATATAATCCGGACGCATCTCGCGGAACCGGAGTCCGCGCGGTGACTGTCCTCGTCCTCGTGAGAAGAAGGCGCAGCGGTCTTTGGTGACAAACTCGCCTTCCTGCCAGCAACCGGCATTGTACTGTTCACCAAAATCCTCGATGATGTACTGATTGGACTGCAGTTCCATCTGCAAGTCTCCCAGCAGGGCATCGGCATTGTCTTCACTCTTGCCCACAAGCACCATCACATGCAGCATGCCGTTGAATTTCAGCCACAGCGGTACACCGATGTCCAGGTGGACGCTCTTGGCATGCCCTCTCGGCCATTTGAATACAGCCCGGCAGTTGGGATTGTTATAAAGATAGCGGGCCGCGTCATTCTGGAACCTGGCGTTAGGACATTCGCAATAATGCTTCAGATAACGCTGACAGAAATAGTTGTAGTCTTTCAGGGCACGGGCAATGTTGCGTTTCTTCTCTTCCGGGGTCTCGATACGCTTGTCCGATGTCAGCCGTTTGAGTCTCTCGCTCTGCTGTAGCCAGCGCTTATAAGCGTCTTTTCTTTCTTGTTCGGTCATATTACTTCTTTATAAAAAATGGTGAGATAAAGTCATCATGCAGCCTATGGAGTATCATCACTACTTCATCGGGCAATTCCGGGTATTCTTTTCTGTGTTCCATCAGCCAGTCTTCAAACCGTATGAAGGCTTCCACGTAATGTATGATATTGGTGCTCTTGTCCATTTTTTCGATAGCGGCGGCCAGCTTTACCAGATCGTCGGCTATCTTCTTTCTTTTCAGGTACTCGTCCGGATTTTCAATGGCGTCATTGACAATGGAGAGGATCTTCTGCGTGATCTCCTCGCGTGTCATGCCATAGCATGCCTTGAGCTCTTTCCATCCCTCCTGGTTGATCCATCGGGAGAGTGTCTGCCGCGCTACTGCGGTAAGTTCGAGGATACGTTCTACAGGGACGCCCTTCAGGTAGAGCGCCTTCGCCGTTTCTTTGGATTTATGTTCCGTTCTTGCCATACCGGTCATTTAAAATTTGAGACAAAGATGCGCATCCCCGGGGCGGATAGAAAAAAATGACGTAGCGGTTGCATACAATGACGTACGGGCTGCACAGTTGCAGGAAAAGGTTGCATAGTTTTTTTGAAGGGCTTTCTTTCCGGTATAAGTTTGTGACAAAAAACAGATGCAATGGGCGAGAGAATCCGAATATCGAATGAGACATTGAACCAGTATGGTACGTGGGTAAAGACAGATGGTGTCGACCTGTCACAATACGAGCGCAATCCTATTCTTTTGTGGATGCACCAGAGAGGTGTCATCATCGGAATGATAAAGGACATACGCAGGGAGAACGGTGAGATTACCGGTGAGCCTTATTTCGATGAGGTTCGTGAAGAGTCGAAGCTGGCCAAGCAGCAGTGGGAAAAAGGCACACTGCGGATGGGATCACCCCATTTTGAAATACTGGAAATGTCCGAAGATCCGGCGCTGCTCAAACCCGGGCAGACCTGTCCGACCGTTACCAAGTCCCGTCTGGTGGAATACAGCATGGTGGACATCGGCGGCAATGACGACAATCTTCGCCTGGTCTATGAAGGAAAGGAACTCAAACTCAGCAGGCAGGAGGGTGCGCACAGTCTTCCGCTGTTGAAAAACAATAATCATCC